TTAATAAATATAGTCAATAATAAAAATAATAAATTATGAAATTTTTTAATGCCTACGGGGCACAAAAAGAAAAAGATCGATTTGAGATCGTAATACGTTTAAGTATAATAACTGTTTTTGAAATAAGTTTTGATATTTCAAAGAAAAGCTTTAAATTAGTAGTATTAAATTTTGGAATAAAGAATTAATATGTACACATATAAAGCGAAATGTACTAGAGTAGTAGATGGAGATACCATTGATGCCACTATAGATCTTGGTTTTGATATAACAATCAAAAAACGAATAAGACTTGCAGGCATTAATGCTCCAGAATCTAGAACTAGAGATTTAGAAGAAAAGAAATTAGGTTTAGCAGCTAAAGATAGGCTTATAGATTTACTTGACCAAGGAACGTTACAAATAGAAAGTAAAGAAGTTGGAAAATATGGTAGAGTCTTAGGTCATTTAACTATTTTTCCTGATGGCTTAGATCTTCCTATAGACATTAATGAAACCTTAGTAAGAGAAGGGCACGCTACAAAGTACGATGGAGGTAAACGTTAAAATGGAATTTTTAGAAGATTTGGATCTATATAATAAAGCAATGGAGAATGCATATTTCATTGTTACTAGAAAAAAAACTCTAAAACAATTATTAACAGAACTTGAAGCAAAAGATATAGAAGAAGTTGTATTACCTTTTGATCCTATACGAGAAGATGGTAGAACTGCAGATATTATTGAAATGCTTGTTGAATACTTTGAAACTATTGAAGAATATGAAAAGTGTGCTGAACTTACAAATTTAATAGAACATGTTACGAAACGTAGACAGAATTAGACAAGCGGCTCTTCGTTTTCAAAAACATGGTTATTATACTCCTGCTTTACCTGGAACTAAAGATTATTATGATTATTGGGATGAAGAAAGAAAAAAATGTCTCTATGGTTATACTATAGATGAATTAACAGTAACAGGTTTTCATTATTTTTATTTAAATTATTGTCCTATTGATAGAGCAGTAGATGAAGCACTTCCAGATGGTACTATACAATCTAGAAGAGAAAGAACTTTTCCTGCATTCTATGATGGTGATTGGAAATATTTTAATGAAATAGAAACAGCAAGAAGGACTAATCAACATATGATTGTGTTAAAAGCAAGACGTAAAGGTTATTCTTATAAAGCTGGTGCGATGCTTGCTAGAAATTATTTCTTTGTTCGTAATTCTAAAAACTTTGTCTTTGCTAGTCAGAAGGAATATCTAATTGGGGATGGTCTTTTATCTAAAGCATGGGACTTCCTTTCTTTTATTGATGATCATACTGCATGGACACAACCTAGATTAAGAGATCGAGAGATGTCTAAACAATCAGGATATAAGAAAAAAGTAAATGGAGTTGAAATTGAAATGGGAATGAAATCTCAGATCATAGGTGTTTCTCTTAAAGATAATCCAGATAAAGTAAGGGGTAAAGCAGGTGAATTAATATTCTTTGAAGAAGCAGGTTCTTTTCCAGGATTATTAAAAGCATGGGAAGTAGCAATGCCAACAATGCGTCAAGGTGCTAAAACATTAGGTTTAATGGTAGCATTTGGTACAGGTGGTACAGAAGGTGCAGATTTTGAAGCTATGGAGGAAATTTTTTATAATCCAGAAGCTTATGATTGCATGACATATGATAATATATGGGATCAGGGGGCTATGGGAAGCAGATGTGGATATTTTATTCCTATACAACAAAATTTAGAAGGATTTATTGATGAGGATGGTAATTCTTTAGAACCAGATGCTGTAAAGTATGAGGAGGGAATGCGAGAAAAGAAAAAGATGGCAGCAGATTCTAAAGCTTTAGATCAATATGTTGCTGAACATCCCTTTTCTCCACAAGAGGCAACTCTTCAAATAACTGCTAACTTATTTGATGTAGCATCTTTACAAGAACAATACAATAAGATAAAAGCCCACGGTTTACATTCCATGGGGACTCACGGCCAATTTTATTATAGTAAGGATAACCAAGTTAAATTTAGGCCTTTAGTGGATGGCAAACCAGTTTTAAGATACCCCCATCGAAAAGGAGATGACAATTCTGGGTGCATTACAATTTACGAATCACCTTATAAGAATGCAAAAGGCCAAGTTCCTATAAATATGTATGTTCTTTGTCATGATCCATATGGGCAAAATCAATCTGCAGATTCTACATCTTTAGGGGCTGCCTATGTAATAAAAAGACCCAATAATATTTCTAGACCAGATGATTTAATTGTTGCTTCTTATGTAGGAAGACCTAATACATCTGATGAATATAATAGAAATTTATTTATGTTGGCTGATTATTATGGATGTAAAATAGGATTTGAGAATGATCGGGGAGAAATAATAGCATATGCAAAAAGACATAGAAAATTACATAGATTACAAGAAGAGTTTGAAATGTTAGATAAAAAAGAATTAAGATCTAAAACAGTCAAACGTCAATATGGAATGCATATGACAGAACAAAGAAAAAGACAAGGAGAAATATATATAAGAGACTGGTTAATTTCTCCAAGAGGTAAAGATGAAGATGGTGAAGTTTTATTAAATTTACATAAAATTTATGATCCAGCTTTAATACAAGAATTAACTAAATTTAACCATGTAGGAAACTTTGACCGTGTCATGGCTTTTATGATAGGAATGTTTCATACTAGAGAGTTGTATAATGCAGAAATTAAAGAAGTGTTAGAAGATCGTTCTGCAGACTCTTGGTTTGATAGAAATTATTAATAGATTAAGTGTTATAGTAATAATAATATATATAATAAATATTGTTATATATTAATATTGTAAAAAAAGACGTATTTTTGTAGCATGAGTACATACCAAGATATACCTAGACAAAAACTTCCACTTTCCAAAAAAACTAAAAAATGGAGAGAAGATTGTGTAGAATCATATATAAATTTATCTAATTTAGGAGGATACCATGGAGGATATTCTTCTAGAAGAGATCAGTTACAAAGATTATATGATTTTTATAACGGAGAAATTTCTGATGAGGATTATAATTATGTTTTAAAACCATATGGTAAAACTCGGAAAAATTTTCCTTCTAAACTTAGAAATTATCCTATCATAAAACCTATTTTAGACTTACTTATGGGAGAGAAGTCTAAACGACCTTTCAATTATACTGTAGCAGTAACTAATGCAGATACTGTAACAGAAAAAGCAAAAGCAAAGCAACAATTAATTCTGATGAATTTACAACAACAATTTGTAAATCAGATGAATGAATCAGGCATGCAAACGGGTGTCCCAAGTCAAGAAGTTGAAATGCCCCAACAAATAGCCGAATTATTTGAAAGAACCTATAGGGATAATCGAGCTATCATGGGTCAGCATGCCATGAACTATATCATGCAACAACAAGAACTTCATGATAAATTACAAAAAGCATGGTTTCATTTTTTAGTTTCTGGAGAAGTTTATACAGAGCGGGGAGTAAGAAATAGCGAACCTTTCTATGATATACTTAATCCTTTAGATATAGATTATGATCTAGATCCTGATTTAGAATTTGTAGAAGATGGAGATTGGGTTGTAGTTAGAAAATATGCACATGCTTCAACAATAATAGATAATTATCATGAGTCTTTAACAGACGCCCATATTAATCAAATAGAAAATCCAACTCAAAACAGTGTAGATTCGTGGCTAATGCATAAAAGTCAAACTCCAGATAAAGATCCATGGAGAAGTCGATTAGTAGAAGCTGTAACTGTTTATTGGAAATCAAGAAGAAAAATAGGATTTTTACAATTTATAGATCCTAATACAGGACAAATGGAAGAATTAGAAGTTCCAGAAGGTTTTAAAATGCCTCCCGAATTAAAAGAACAAGGTGCAAAACTTACATGGATGTGGGTTAATGAAGTGTGGGAAGGAACACGCCTTGATGGAGACATTTATATAAATATAAACCCAGTGATCAATCAAAGAGGATCGTTAGATAATCCCTCCAAATGCAAATTGCCAGTTAATGGTCGCAGGTACTCAGACATTAACTCAGCTAACATCTCCCTCGTATCACTGGGTATCCCATACCAATTAAATTATAATATTTATAAATATAGATTAGAACTAGCAATTGCTAGAAGTAAAGATATTATAGCTCAATTTGATATTAATATGATTCCTAAAAAATGGGATATGGATAAATTTATGTATTATGTTGAAGCTACAGGTATCGCATGGGTAGATTATAATAAAGAAGGAATTCAATTATCTCCGCAACATCAATCTGTACTAGATATGTCTATTAAAACTATTGAACAATATATAGTACTTCTTAATTCTATTATGGAAGAGTGGGAAAAACTTTCTGGTGTAAATAGACAAAGACAAGGAGAAGTTGGAACTTATGAAGGTAAAGCTACTTCTCAACAAGCTATAGTACAATCATCTCATATTACAGAAGATATATTTAGAAAATTTGGAAGATTAGAACAGAGAGATCTTCAAGCTTTATTAGACTATTCTAAACAAGCATGGTTAGGTGGAAAG